GGCATCTGTTTAGATGTCTTGTCCTTAGTGTCTTTCTCATCTCGATTCTCCTTGATTGGGGGTGGCTTAGTCACCACAGGCCTCCAACCAGCATCCTTACGAATGACGTAGCCGTTCAAGGCAACATCGTAAGACTTATGTGTCTTGTAAGGTGTCCACGCCTCATTGCGAATACACGGGGGGGCCAAGAGGGCCTCAGGGGTATTGGCAAGCAATAACCATGTGTTCCAACGATTACGAGCGGCGGCGTCTAGGTTCTTGGAGTCAGCATACGCGCGCATCCACTCAGCTCGGTCGTGGTTTGGGTATTGTTTCGTCTTCGGGACCAAATCTCCCCAACGGAGGACAGTCAGCCCCTTGTCGAGGAGCATGTCATTCTCAGTGTGAGAGTCGTCCTGGGCCATCCAAACGGAAATTATCTTACAAACATAAGGGCCAATAATAGGAGTATTGGCGTCCGTGAGGAAAAAGGACTGAGCCTTGGCTACTAGGATCAACCATGGGGTCTGTTGAGCTTGCAAAGTCAAATGAAACTTTGAAAGCTGACGCAAGAGGTCACAACATGAGTCCGTGGAACCGGTCCAAACATCTGGCGAATAAAATCGAGCCAAGAAGTTGACACCAGCCATGAACTTCAAAATCTCTTCAGATTCAAAAATCATACCCCAACACTTACAGGCGCTCTCATGTGAAGGAACATGGAGGTCGGCACTAAGGGAATCATCTCCCCCATAAATGCCTAAAGCCTTAAAAGCTTGGGTAGGGGTTACCCACACTCCATCGACTCGGGTCTTACGACGACCAGCATAGTCAAGGAATTTCGAAGTGATGCTGTTTTGCAAGGCAGTAATAGGCTCGCCAGAAGCGAGTTGCCAAACCAAGGAGTAGGCATGGCCAAACTTGCCTTTGCCGCGGACCAAAGAGTGGCTCGCTGACAGCTGAGAGATTTCGCCATGGTGTTTCGGGTGAAACAAACGACACATGACGGCCTGCATTAAAGCGCGGGTCTTCTTGTTGTGATGTCCGTCCATACGGTGGTAGTCACCACTGTTAACTGAGTGTTTAGCACCAGTGCATATTGCAGCCACTTCCTCAGCAACTTGAGCAGGAGAAATTCCGAAGGCGTACCACTTGCGGTTCTCATAGGGAAGAGAAACCAGCCAGTCAGCCAGCGGGTACATAAATTTTGAATGCTCACGTTTATGGTTACCTGAGAAGGGTTGGATAGGCCGAGGATCTTTGGCTTCAGGGTAAGCTTCGCGCTTAATAAACATCTGAATCAGATTCTCACTCTGGTCAAATTCGGCTTGCTCCAAAATGTGGCGTTGGGTCGGCCGAGCTTGACGCTCAAAGATCTCCTCATCGCTATATGGGTGCAGAGAATGGGTATACTCAGGGGGCACGAGTTGGTCCAAAAACTCGTTAATAAGCTCACGCTCAAATGCGCTAATCTCAGTGAAGTCCTGAGCAAAGTTAGTTATGCGCTGCTCGATGCACACATGCTCATTGGCAGCGCAATTGTCTGGGACACAAGGGCCCTCAATTATGCGCGACATATATGTGCGCATGCTTGGAGCTGTGTCGAAATCGAACTTGTCGGACACAAACTGGTATTGAACTTCGCTAGGTACGATGGGCGCGACAAAGAGGGGCTTGGAAGGCAAGTCCCTCGCCATAGCAGTTTCTATGGTGGCGTGGCTGTTAGATTTATTGGACAGATTAGACAAGACCGTTGGGAAGGTGATGTCATTCTTTGACAACTCAGACATATTTTGGATAGTCTCGTGCTCTGTGAGAGGCACACTAGAGCAGGAGTATTGGCCCACCATCGCGGAATGGGAGACTAATCCATCGGTAGTGTGGGAGACTAACCTAGCAAATTTGCCTTGGACAGGTCTCAAGATCTCTAAGTCGGATGTGGAACCAACTAGATTTCCCATCCAAGCGAATGGGAAAGACCAAGAGACGATGGGTGTAAGCAGAATTAGCTGGTGGTGCTCGTCAGTCTGTTTCCTATCTATCAGGTATGTTGTGCACTTGACAGGAATTCCAAGAAACCTTGATTTGACGACAATTGAGTCAGGGGTGTAATTCCACACGTGGTGGTAATAAGTAGCACCCCC